AAGAAATCCAAGAAACTAAAAACGCTGAAAAAAACGCAGCTTAATTTAGTATAAAGGAATTTAAAAAGCCTGTGCATGCAAGTGTGCAGGCTTTTTTTATGATCCAAACCATCGCCTTGCTACGGGCATTGAATGTTTCAAACACCACAGTGTCCATTCTCTATCGGTAAATTTTGCTCGTACCACAATCTTATCTTTCTCAAAAGCGATATCACAGAGATTCTTTAGATATAGTTCTTGCACATGGGGGAAATGTGCTAACCAACCTTCAAATAATATTTGTGCTTGAAATGCGTCTTCGTACCCGCCTACGGTTTTTAATTCTCCTATGATTCTAGGTGTGCCGTATTGTTTCATACATCTTTACCTATGATAAGCGAACCGTGTACTCGCACTCGTATGTGTCCGTTGTAGTATTGATCCGATTCTAACACTTTCCTAGAAAATTGTTCTCGTGCTTCTACGTAGTTCAGTTCTGCTTTACTGCGACAATAATAAAGTATCTCTCTGCGAAATCGTTCTCTACCCAAGGATTCTATATCGCGATTCAACTGATCACTGCTGCCATGGTAGTCCTGCCAATCGCTGTCCACAGCGCCTCTAATTTTTTTGCGTACTTTTTTTCCGTTTTTTTGCGTGTGCATTTTATATCGCGTAGTCTTGAATCGAGCCAATTTCTTGCCCACATACATTCTGCCGGACACTGTGTTGGTAATAAGATACACAAATCCCACACAATCCGTTGGTAATTGTTCCACCGGCTCATTTTTGTAAATCCACTGCATGTCCATATTTAAACTCAAGAATCACTCCAGAATAATATACGCATATTATATACACATGAAACAGGCACTTTAAAATCAAAAAAAATTTCTATAGGCACTATAGCGTCTTTGGTAAAACAGTGAACTACTCCCATTAGCGTGGGCGGCGAATCACTCGACGCAACAGGCAAAAATGATGGAGCTCTGGGAAACAGATCCAACTCCAGATCCTTATAAGATTATCATACAGAGATTATATGGATTCGCGTTGTAATGAATGAGCTAACGGGTACAGCACAACCGCCCGGCGACAGCAGCGATGTATGGAGACTGCGAACTCACCACATGCGTCAGTTCAAGTTGATTCGGCTGGAAACAGCTGAATTACGACTGCTCATCTACCACATACGACGCACGATGCTACGCATCATGCTTACAATCACATAAGAAACAAATGAAACGAGCGCAAGCGAGTTTCAGATGTGCAAAGCACATCTATCAGAGTGTTTAAATATCACACATGGAACTGATATTCGATCACATTACCGGCAAACAGGAACAGCAGGATTTTCAGCATTTTCGATTGCGTGCATATCTAGATGGCAACGAGGAAGACGATCCATTAGAGCAGGGATGGTTGGCTGACGACACTCCCTATCAGGGTCATGAATGCTGGTATCAGTCGCGCAGCACTCGCATAGAATTAAAACCAGGCCTGTTAAAAAAACCGCGCAAAAAAGAGGTGCGCGGCCAACCCATACAGATGCTGGAGATACGTCCAGTGGACAGCATGTTGAAGTTGACCGGCATGGAAACTCTCTATCACTCTTTCCTACGGAAGAAGGGCTATCGCGACCTCTACAATCCACTGCGACACATACATCAGCGAGACAGCTTCCTGGTATACTACATCGATGATGTCAGCAACATGATTGGTTTTACAAAAATTAAAAAGTATCGCTGGCAGGATGATGTAAACGATGAAAATTTCAACGATGATGTGCCCTATATGACCGGCATTGAGACTCACATGCACTGCAATACCGAAGACATCGGCATGATATCACTGGAGATGGAGATCGAATGGGCAGCAGCCAAACACTGTCGTTATCTCTACCTAGGGCCAGGCTATGAGAAGAGTTCCATTTACAAGAGTTCCATTCCGGGATTTCAGTGGTGGACTGGTCAGAAGTGGAGCAAGAATGTGGAGCAGTATCGACAGGCCTGCACGAAAGACAGCGAGATTACTCGGATCGCTGACCTAGGCGCCAAGTAACCACATCAGCAATGTTCTTTTTAGACCACTGATCATAGTAGCCTTTCTTTTTCAATATTTCTGAGAATCGATTCAGTGTGCTGAGACGTTGACATAGCAATAGAATATAGCGACCGTTGTTCACTGTCACTCCATGGATCTCTTCTTTTTGACGAGGATGATCTTCCAATACCACCACATCCTTTGGCATGAACACAGAGTTTAATTGATCTACCACATCGTGGGTGTATTTTAAAGTCCATCGTTTGGGATCCAGTATCAGCACCAGTGCGTCAGTTTTATCAAAATCAGTATTCTCAATATGCTGCCAGCAATTGCTGTCAGGTTCTGCTGAAGTCATGTGTATCATTCGCACTCGTCCTTGCAGTCGAGCTTGACGAGCATAAGGACATGCTGGCAATCCTGCAAACACAGGATGTTCCACCTCTACAAACTCTTTCATCCAGCGTGTGATGTATTCTGTGGCTTGCATGTTTTAAAAGAATGGTTGTCCGGTTTTCTTAGTGGTCTCTAGATTATCTTTCACAATGTCTGACACAATGGTTCTTTCACTGGCACTCATGTGCAGAGCTTCTTGGTAAGTCACTCCACCCCGCATGTACCAGCAGATTTTTAATAATTCGTGTTTGATACTTTTACCTTCGTTGTCGAGATCTTTCAAATATTTTATAATGTCAGATTCCGAGAGTGTGAGTAGTTTTATACGAAAAAATTTGCGTTATCAAAAGTGATCGGCACTTCGTATGTGGCAGGAGCACCTGCTTTAATTTGCTCTTCTGTGGCTTTGATTTTAACTGGCTTGATAGAACCTTGCTGTCTAATATCAGCTAATTTATTTTCTAATTCTTTAATTGTTTTTGCATCAGCATTTTGAATAAATTGTTTAATTTGTTCTTTATCATTAACTGATTCTCCAGACGGTAAAGTAATTTTTTCTATATTATTAATCAATAAACTCATGTTTAGTTCACTTAATATTCGAAAACTATCAGTGAATCTACGAGTTTTTTCTTCAGCAGTCATTTGACTCTGTGACACCTGTGTGTAAATTCTCTGTTGTTCAAATGTTTTTAATTGTGATTCTGTGATCTGTCGATAAGTCAGTGGTTTAACCTTTATTGTCAAGCCGTCTTGCAGAGTACATTGATCTGTGATTGTGTCTTTTCGTAATTGCTCCAACATCTGTGGTAGGTTAACTGTATGGTTAACAGACTCATTAGTACCAGGTGCTATAGAAGTTATGTCCATGGTTTCTCCGTAGCTCGCAATCCTGATAGCAATCAGCACAGTGTCAATATCGTAATTCACCAGTTGCCATGGGTCTAAAATAGTAGGAATACAACTTTTAATTACATCAACAGATGCTTGACCATTCATCATGCTGTCTGGCGTGCGGAATGCTAGTTCGTCAATAGCAGTCATGGGCAGCACCGGATGCTCTCCTGTGGTGGTTTTTTGTACCACATCAGCAGGATAATATCGTTCTCTGCTCGGCAACTGTATACTGATTTGTGGTTGTCTAAAGTAACGTTTTAAAGGGTTTGCGTTTTCTGTCATTTTTATATTCTATAAATATACACTATAATATGTGTGTCTGTCTATATTTATATGGGCACATTTTAGGGGTTTTTAAAGCATGGCTGACGACATTTTAGATGAAATACGGGATCTTTTAGATAAAGCTAAAACAGCCACATCTAAAAAAAGCACTGTAAGCAACAGCGATGTTAAAGGATTAGCAGAAGCATTATCCAAAGCAGCCTCATCATCGGAACTTAAACGTTTAAATCAAGTATACAAAGACCAAATTAAAACTTCACAACTGGACAAAAAAGCAAAAGAAGAAGCTGTTCGAGTGTTGGACGAGTTAACCAACGAGCAAGAAAAAGCCATCAAAGCCAGTAAAGAATTAAATGAAAAACTTTACCAATTAGCCAAAGGCACAGGACTCAACGTAGTACAATCACAGAGATTAGCCGATCAAGCAGTAGAAGCCAAAGAAGCAATGGGCGCACTTGGCAAAGCTATGTCTGCAGGTTCGGGCAAGATTGATGATTATACTGCTGCATTCAAAGGCAAGTTCGGTGGGTTTGGTGATATTATAGTTGGAATTGGATCTACATTTGAAGACAACATCAATACCTATAGAACATTGAGTTCTGTGGGAGCATCGTTCGGTCAAGATCTTGTTAAATTGAGAGAAACAGCAGCAGCAGCCGGTTTACCCATAGAAGATTTTACAAAATTAATAGCAAAGAATAGTCAAAGTCTAGCAGCTCTTTACGGTAGCACCACATTAGGAGCTCAATCATTTTCTAGACTGAGCAGAGAATTTAGACAAGGCACTATAGACTCATTAATACCGCTGGGATTCTCTGTTGATGAACTCAATGATGTTTTGTTAACTAACCTTGACATGCAACGAAGAACAGGACAGTTCGTTGAAGGTGCAGATCGTCAGCAGTTGGAATCATCTAGAGCATTTGCACTTGAGTTGGACCGAATGTCCAAACTAACAGGCAAACAGAGATCCGAATTAGCAAAACAAATCGAATCTCAAACAAAAAATGAAAGATTCTTAGCATTCTTAAACACCACCACAGATGAAACCAGACAGAGATTACAGACATTCGCTGGATCCGTAGAAAGTATATCACCAGCGCTGGCCGAAGGATTACAAGATCTTATAGCGAATGCAGGAAATCCGGTAACTCAAGCATCCAAAATGTTAATAATGAACATACCAGAAGCCAGCAGCGTGGTACGAGATTTAACTAACGGTACTATATCCAGCTCAGAAGCACTGTTGCGAATGAGAGATGCTGCACAACGAAGTAATCAATCGTTAGGAGCAGTAGCACAAACCGGTACTGTGGAATTTGCTAGACTTTATGGAGATGTTAACAAACTAGCCAAAGCAAAATTAAATGAGACTGCAGTCACTCAAGAGCAGGCAAAACGAGCAAGTGTGTTAACTCAACAATTGGCAGAATTTCAAGGAGCATCCAAAGAATTAAGTGCTAGTTTCCAATCGTTAGAAACTGGATTCTTTGCAGCCATGGGAGATAGTATAGGAGTAGGTATAGGAGGCATTAATTTAGGTATGAAAGCCTTAGCAACAGGAGTGAACAATATGAATAATGCCAGCAAGGCTCTATTGTATGCTGGTACAAAAATTGGCGGATTTGTGTTGGACAAAGCCACACAGGTAGGAGTGGTATTTACAGGTACATTGGGTGCATTGAAAGCTGCAGGCATGGGCACTGGTGGAGTAATGGGAAATATCAAAGACATGTGGGGCGCTGGAAAAGGAATGGCCGGAGATGCTGCCAAAACAACAAAAGGACAAAATTTAATTAAGGCTGGAAAATTTGGAGCAACAGGGCTAGGATTGGGCATGGCTTCGAGTTTAGTAAAATCAAACTTTGGCGATAACATTGTTAGCCAAGGATTAGATGTAGGAAATTATGCAATGATGGGAGCAACTATAGGTTCTATTATTCCAGGTCTTGGCACAGGACTTGGTGCAGCCATTGGTGCAGGATTAGGACTTATAAATCAGATGGGTGGATTGTCGGGTATTGCTGGCTCTAGAGCCACAGGTACACTGGGAGAAACTGGACTACCATTTGAAGCAAAAACTAGTATGTTGAAAGTGCATGCAGGCGAGAGAGTGCTAAATCCGCAAGAAACCAGTGAATATAACAAAGCTGCACCCGATGCTGGCCAAACTCAACACATGATGGAATATAACCAAACAGCCAAACAGCTATTAGAAGCTACCAAAGCTACCAATGCTCTATTAAATAAGCAAGTAGCAATAGCAATGGCAACAGAGAAGAATACCAAAAAAACATCCAAAGTGGTTGATAAAGTGGGTCCTTCTATAGTATAATGAGTAACAGAATATGAGCTGGAAAAAATATTTCAAAGAACCACAAGGATCACCGATAAGCGGAGATAAGGTACCCAATTTCGCAAAAAGAAATTATTCATCTTATCTACCTGATGTGTACACAGGTCACCCAAATAGAATACAGAGATACTTTCAATATGATCAAATGGACAACGATTCAGAGATCAATGCAGCTCTGGATATTCTTGCAGAATTTTGTACACAGAGCAATGATGAAAACGAAACACCATTTGATTTATTATTCAAAGACGATGTCACAGAGACTGAAGTTAAATTATTAAAGAAAGCTCTACAACAGTGGACGAAGAGCAATAGATTCAGCAGAAGACTGTTTCGTATTTTTAGAAACTGTTTAAAATACGGAGATTGTTTCTTTGTGAGAGATCCAGAAACCGACAAATGGTTGTACATGGATCCTGCAAAAATCGACAGAATCATTGTTAATGAATCTGAAGGCAAAGTACCAGAACAATATATTATTAGGGACATTAATCCTAATCTACAAAAATTATCTGCCACACAGATTGCACCAAATCAATTGTATGGTGGTACAGGCACAGGACCATATCAACAGAACTATGCGGGTGCAGGCACAGGATTAAACACCAGTTACCCAACTGGAGGTTCAGGCGGAAGATTCTACAGAACCATGAATCAGTATGCTATTAATGCTGAGCATGTGGTGCATATGAGTCTGTCAGATGGCATGGACAATCTATTCCCATTTGGTCAATCAGTGCTGGAACAGGTATTCAAAGTTTACAAACAAAAAGAATTATTAGAAGACGCAATCATCATCTATCGAGTACAGAGAGCACCAGAACGAAGAGTATTCTATATCGATGTGGGTAACATGCCAACACACTTGGCGATGCAATTCGTTGAGCGAGTTAAAAACGAGATTAATCAGAGAAGAATTCCAAGCACATCCGGCGGAATGAGTTATATCGACGCCACATATAACCCAATGAGTATCAACGAAGATTACTTCTTTCCTCAAACAGCAGAAGGCCGAGGATCTAAAGTGGACACACTGCCAGGTGGAACAAACCTTGGAGAGATCGACGATTTAAGATATTTCACTAACAAATTGTACAGAGGTTTAAGAATTCCCAGCTCATACTTGCCTACAGGTGCTGATGATGGAGCTCAACAATACAACGATGGTCGAGTGGGCACGGCATACATTCAAGAATTAAGATTCAACAAATATTGCGAAAGATTACAGAGTTTAATTGCTCCAGTGTTTGATGAAGAGTTTAAATTATGGATCAAAGACAAAGGTTACAGTATCGATAACAGCACATTTGAGATCAAATTCAATCCACCACAAAACTTTGCACAATACAGACAGACAGAAATGGATCAAAGTCGAGTGGGCACATTTGTGCAGGTAGCAGAGTTACCTTACATCAGCAAACGTTTTGCCCTAAAAAGATTCTTAGGACTTTCAGAAGAAGAAATGGCTCATAACAGCACACTATGGGCTGAAGAGAATGCAGTAGCACAGAAAAAACAAACAAAAACCACTCAATTGAGAACAGGCGGTATTAGTCAAGCAGGAGTACAATCTGATTTAGATCAGTTTGAAAATCCAACTCCTGAAGAAGGAGCAGCAGCACCGGGTTCAGCACCAGCAGGACCGGGCAGCACACCACCTGCAGGCGGAACACCAGGCACCACACCAGGCGGTGGAGCCACGATTTAGGTTAAATAGCATTATGTACTTGAAAGAGATGTGGTCATATACTCCGCAAGGATTTGAACAAAACAAAAATTACAATGCAGAAGATGATATTTCAATATTAGATTCTGATGATACTCGTAAAACTCGTTTAAAACTTCGAGATATTAACAAAATGCGTCTAGCTAGCGAAGCACACGATCAAGATCAAAGAGAACAAGCAGAATTTGTTCAAAAGATGTACGGTCAACCACCAGCAGCCGAAGATAACCTATCACTTTAATATAATGTCCAACACAGCGTTCGTACTGGGCAACGGTGAATCACGCAAAGGCATACGAATTGCAGATTTAAAGAAACACGGCACAGTTTTTGCTTGTAATGGTGTGTATAGATCTGAAGAACCAGATTATCTCATAGCAGTAGACCCTAAAATGATTCTAGAGATAGCGGAAACAGAATATCCTAAAACACACGAAGTATGGAGCAATTACAACAGTCAGTATTCAAAAAATGAGAATGCTAAGAATTATGTGAAATGGTTTCAACCCAGCCTAGGATGGAGTTCAGGACCCACAGCTCTAAAAATGGCAGCAGATAAAAAATTTACTAAAATTTATATACTGGGATTTGACTATCGAGGACATCCACGAGATGGCAGCAAGAACAGCTTCTACTTTAATAATGTATTCAAAGACACTCGAAACTATAAAAAGGGCAAAGATGAGGCCACCTACTATGGTAATTGGATGAATCAAACGAAAAGAGTGCTGACAGATTATCCGCACATACAATTTTTCCGTGTAGTACCTAAAAATGCGTTCAAACCGCACGATCTAGAGTTTAACACAAACTTTAAACACCTAGATATTGACGAATTTCTACAGATACATAATATACAGAGACAGAGTTAGTCAAAAACCACCGTTTTTGACCCAAAAGTACCGCTTTATTTCGTCGGTTGCTTAAATAATACACTTTATAAAGTATAAAAACAACTTGCCAACAAGGAGCACGTGCAATGACACAATCAACAAACAAATTTGAGCAATTGCTTGAATTATTAATTAACGAAGAGAATGATAAAGCGCAGGCGCTATTTCATGAAATCGTTGTAGAAAAATCTAGAGACATCTATGAAGGTTTAGCAGAAGCTGAAACTAAAGAAGAGTCTAAAGAAGAAGTTAAAGAAACTGAAAAATCTGAAGCGAAAGCAGAAGAAACAGTAAAAGAAACAGAAAAAACAGATTCAAAAGAAGAATCAGTTGACGAAACTGTTGAAATCGACAGCGCAAATAAAGAAGAAGAATCAATTGAAGAAGTTGGTGGCGATGCTACTGATGATTTAATTGCTGACGTTTCAGCTGACGAAAAAGGCGATGCAGAACACGGTGCAGAAGCAAATGGTGAAGAACCAGCTGCTGATGATGCACAAGCTGACGCTGGAATCGAAAACAAAATCGTTGACTTGGAAGATGCTTTAGAAGAATTAAAAGCAGAATTCGAAAAAATGTTAAACGGCGAAGAAGGTTCTGAAGAAGAAAAATCAGAAGAATCAGTAGCTGTTGCTCAAGATGCTCAAGCTGAAGTAGCTGCACCAGTAGCTCAAGAAGCTAAAGAAGAGATGAAAAAGGAAACTGTGAAAGAGTACAAAATTAAGAAAAGTGCTGACACAGCTGACCATTCAGACAAATCTGCAAAATCTCCTGTCGCTAAGAAAAACGACATGGGCGGAACTGCTAACAATATAGCACAAGCTCAAGAAGATAATGCTAAAGTATCTGTTGCTAAAGCAAAAGATATGGGTGTTAAATTTGAAAACGAACCAGGTAAAGACAAAGCAACTTCTTTCAAAAAAGAAGTAAAAGCTAACAATACTGATGGTTCTGACAAATCAGCAAAATCTCCAATTACTGCTGCTAAGAAGTAAGCAATAATAGAGAAAAAAGGGAGCGGAAATGTCACTGTATCTAAGAGAACATTTAACCTACGATCAGGCTAGGATGGAAGTCTTGCACGAAGGCAAGGAAGGCAAGGACCTTTATATGAAAGGTATCTGCATCCAAGGCGGCATTAAAAATGCTAATCAAAGAGTTTACCCGATTAATGAAATACAAAAAGCGGTAAAAACTCTTAATGATCAGATCACATCAGGTTATTCTGTTTTAGGAGAAGTGGACCACCCCGATGATTTAAAAATTAATTTGGACCGTGTTAGTCACATGATTACTGATATGTGGATGGACGGTCCAAATGGATACGGCAAGATGAAAATCCTGCCAACACCAATGGGCCAACTAGTGAAAACTATGTTAGAGTCTGGAGTTAAACTAGGCGTGTCAAGCCGCGGTTCTGGAAACGTTTCAGAATACGG